GCGTCGGTCAGCTTGTCCAGCCCAAGCAGCTTGCTACGCAGCGGCTTGACGAGCATGGCGACCGCCGCGAGGATCACCGTGATCTCCGAGCACAGCGCCGCTAATTTCGATAAACTTTCCATAGGCGTTGTCTCTCTTTCCGGCGGCGCGAAAAAAGCCGCCTTGTCGTGCTTGACAAAGCGGCTTTAGGTGTGCTATATTTAGGCCAGTAAGAACGGCTGCCATTGCTGGTGGCGGTCGTCCCTCAGTGAGTTTAGAGCTCGAAGGAAACGCCGCTTACCGCTATGGTGGGCGGTTATTTCTTATGTCTTGTGACCGTGAAGATCAGAGACGCAAGACCGATGAGCACAAGCGAATATGTGAACATATCAGCGTATGTAACCATCGCGCACCTCCTTTGCAGGAAGTGGACAACCTTGCCGTTCTTACTGGCAGGCGAATTATAGCACAGTCTGCCGCGCTTTGTCAATTTGCCGCCCTCCGGGGCGGCTTTTTTTTACTTGTTCAGCTCCGCGAGTTTTTCCGCGATGTCCTCGGGGATGGCGCAGGTCGTCATCTTGACGCAGTAGCCGTCCGCGTCGTAAGTGATCTTGTAGCAGGGGGCGACATAGATCTCCGTGCCGGCGCGGGAAAGGTCGCGCGCCATGACGGGCTGCACGATGCTGTTCTTAACACCCGAGTTTTCGCTCAGGCCCGCGGGGGTATCGGTGACTTCAATGGGCTTGCCGTCGGATGCGATTCTCTTGTAAGTAGCCATTGTGTTTCTCCTTTTCATTTTGTTTATTATGTCCCTCGCCATGTGATGAGGGTATCATACAATTTTGCAGCTCTTGTGCAGATAATAAGTCGTGTTGGGTTCTGGCGTGCCGGTAAACGTGCCGCCGGTGCCTGCGAACATATCAGTCAATGCACCACTTCCTACGTCCTCAACATCTTTGGCAAACGGAATCCGATACGGAGTGGGATAATCATCGCTCTGCGTCTCGGATAACATGATCTTTGAACAACCTGTAAACATCTGGTTATAAGCTATTTGAGGAATAACACTTGCGGGCAACTTAGGCAAAGTTACTAAATTTTCGCAGTTGACGAACATATTCAAATAACATGCCTCTGATAAATCGGTAGCAAGAAACGATGGCGCAGACTGCAGTATATTTCTAAAATTCGTTATACTCGAAAAGAAGCCTTGAAAACATCCCTCCCCCATTGTTGGCACTTCCCCTATCGCCACGGTTTCCCAGTCCAAGAGGGTTTCGATATATCCGCTGCAATCGACTAATGCGGCTGCGTCAAATGATAACCACGGGCTGTCTAGCATGGTATTACCCGTGCCAGACAAATAAAGATTATAGGTCTGCGTGGTTGCATCAAATTTTGCCGAAAGTCCGTCATTATTTAACTGCCTCCAATGAATTCCATCTTGTGATGCTTCCATTTTCCCCGATAAATTTGACGTGTCCATAGCAAAGTCGAAGCCGCCCTCCGACGAAAATTTCAAGCAAGGTCTACGCCATTTTTTCGTGCCGCCTGCTAAAGTCGTATTAAAGATCATTTATTCGCCCTCCACATAAGAAACATTGGGGAAAACCGTTACGTTCGCGGTAATGGTTTTTCCCGGAACGGTGTCACACGCAAAGACCAGGCCGCCGTCAACCGCTCCGACGCACCTGATGTTAGAATCGACCCACACCGAAATGTAACTTGGGTCGGGCGAAACAAAAACCGCTTGAGACGTTGAATTGCCGCTTACCGGCTCGAATGTTACCGTCTGCGTATACAAATCGTTTGACGATGTCCACCCGGAAGCAAGGATGTGGACGAATGTCATGATCGGAACGCACTTAGAAACGGCTTTGTCCAGCTGATAAATGGTCGCCGGTTCATCGTCTACTTCTCCATCTTTCACATGCAGCGCCCCGGTCATCGTACCGCCCGAGAGCTGCAAATATCGCGCGTCTGCCTCTTCCTGTGTCATTCCGCCAGATGCGGCCTCGCCGACGATCTGCTCACCCGCTGCATTGTGGGCGGTGGCCCCAGCCAAAAGCGTCTGGGGCGTGACCGTGTCCTGTGTGAGGTCCATGAGCGTGGTGCCGTCGCTGAGCTGGACTTTGTTATTGGCCATGCCGCACCTCCTCAGCCGATGGTGACCGTCTTGCCTCCCTGCGCGTTGTCGGTGTAGGCAATCGGGATCGCCGCCACCGTGACGGAGCTGAGGCAGTTGTACCCCTCGTCGGGCAGAACCTCCTGCGAGGCGAACGTGGGTGTGACGTTCTTGGCCTGCGGCTTCATTCCCTCGCTGCCGGACATCGTGCCCGTCACGCCGAGGACGGTGATGCCCTCGCGAATGTTGGCGGGGATCAGCTTCGCCTCTTCGGCTGCATCGATCTGCGCCTTGCCGCTGCCGTCGTGGTAGCCCTGGGGGATGGTGACCGGCTTGCCTTTTTCCGTGATGCTGAGCGTCTTGGCCCCGTTGTTCGGCATGGTACCGGTGACCTTGCTGCCGGTGACATAGGCCGTCTTGCCGGTCAGAATTTCCGCCGCGCCCGCGGTGGCGTCGCCGGTGTCCGCGTCAAATTCGCAGGAGCCGGTGATGGGCGCGCCGTCCTTGCCGTGCGCGGTAAAGCCCTTGAGGAGCTTGTCCGCGACCACGGTGTCCTGAGTGAGGTCCATGAGGACTTCGCCGCTCGAGAGTACGATTTTGCTGTTGTACTGATTTTCAGCCATTGAAAATACCTCCGATAAAAATTGTTTTTCCGCCCGCGGGGTTTTCCACGCGGGCGACTGCAATGGGATCAACAGTCACATTGTCTTTCAGAAGCCTGTCCTTTGTGGCAAGCTCCTGCGTCTCAAAGTCGGGCGTCACGGTATATGGGCCGTCATACGGCTCGCCTCCGCCGCCCCCGCGGATGGTGACGTCAAACGCTACCGAAAGCGCCGTTTTCTGCGTTAACTCGAACGTGACCATCAGATCACCTTCCTACTCAGCGCACGCTTGACGTCAAGGCGCTGCATTTCCGAGCCGATCACGTCGCCGCTCGGGAACTTCACGCGCACCTGCATGGGGCAGACGGTCGGAAGCCCGAATGTCTCCGTCTGCGTGAGGGGAAAGTGAAATTTGCCGTCGGAAAACGTGACATCGCCCGGATAGGTCTTGACGAGGTTCAGCAGCGCGATCTCGACCAGAGAGACGGCGGGGGGGCTGAGTGCCTGGCCTTCGTTGGTGATCTCCACGTCGATGGAGTAAGCGTCGCCCTGTACCATTACGTCGTCACCTCCGTTGCGCTGACGGCGCCGGTGTCGTCCACCGTCAGCTTGAATTTTTTCGTGCTGCCCGCCGTCGAGGAGGGGAGGATGATCTCGCCCTCGTCCACGCGCTGCAATAGCTCGTCGGTCTTCTCGCCGGTGTAGAGCATGGTGTAATAATCGTTCGGCATAAAAACCTCCTTAAACGATCATTCTCCGCCCGAGGGAATCGAGCAGGCCGTAGTTGTTGCTGGTCACGAGCGGGCCGGACTGCAGCTCTTTTTTCTTGCGGTAGTAGATGATGATGCAGCCGTCAGCGCCTTGTCCTCCGTCTGAACCCAGACCGCGGCCCGTTGCCGCACCTGCATAGACTTCCAGATCGCCCATTTGATAAGATGCATCGTCTCGCATGGTGCAGCTCGCCTTACACGGCCACCCGGTTTGCCCGTTGCCGCCGCCGCCGTTTCCGGCCCCGCCGCCGTTTCCATAGACCGATGGCTTTTCCGGCGGCTGCGCGGTCGCGCCGGTTCCCTGTGCGCCGCCCTGCATGGTCAGTTTTTTGTTGTTGTACTGACTTGTCATTGTAGGCGTAATGCCATTTCCGCCGTTATGCCCGTTTGCTTTATAAGCCGGACCTCCGCCGAGACCGCCGGAGGAGGTTGCGTCAAAGCTTCCGGATACGGCAGAATTGCCTGTTTCAAAATCCACCGCCGTGCCCTGCCCGCCATGCGTGTACGACTGGCCATTTACGACAATGTCGGGCGGGTAGATCAGATTCCCGTCGGCATCGTAGCCCACGCCGTTTCCGCCGGGGACACCTGCAATGCCAGGCACCGCGTAGACTTCTCCGGTCATGGAGTCGGTGTAACCGCTCGGGTTACTTGAGCCGCTGTCGCTCGACGATCCGCCCATTGTGGTCGCTCCGCCAAGGCTCCCCTCTTCATCGCTGTTTTCGGCATACGGAGCACCCTCGCCGCCCACGCCGCAAGAATAGGAGACCTTTGATCCAGGTACGGCGTTCTGCACGGTTTCCACGAGTACCTTGCCGCCCTCGCCGGGCGTGCCTGCCTCGCCGCCTGCTGCGGGAGGCAGGTCTTTTTTCAGAAAACCCTTATAGTTGACCGTCCATGTATGGCTCCCGTTTTCTCTCGTTTCGGTCTGTGTAGAAACCTTTGATGTGGGGAGTGCGCCCGCTTTTCCGCACTTGCCGCCGTGACCGCCGCCGATAAGGACGCGGGTGTAGCTCGTCACGCCCTCCGGGACCGTCCACTCGCCCGAGCCTGTGAGGATGACGCGCTCGTCGTAGTATTCCGTGGTTTCCGGCTGTGGGGGCAGAAAGCCGACAAGCGCCGAAGTGCGGGACTTGAGCAGGCCGGAGATCTTCGTCTCGCGCGAGGCGATGCAGGCGAGCGTCTGCTGCTTGTCCCACTCGTTCCAGAGCGAGACGACGTGCCCGGCGTGCTCGCCCGCTGGGTTGACGTCCACGGTGAGCTGCTCGCGGCAGGCGTAATAGGCTGCCATGCGCTGCGCGACCGCGGAGGAGTTGACGAGCGAGACGAGCGTCGCGTCGGCGATCTCCTCGACGTTCTCCGCCGCGCCCTCGGTCACGGTGCGCGTGACGACGCGCCGGTTGTGGACGTAGCTTTTGCCGGTGAGCTTGCCGGTGCCCGCGGAGAGGACGGCGTAGTTCGCGCCGCTCTCAAGGACGGTGAAGCCCTCGGCTGTGAGCGTGTGCGCCGGCTCGTCAAACTCGATCACGTCGCCCTGCTGGGCCGTGCCCTCGAAGAGCGTGACGTCCTCCGTGCCGGCAATGTACTGGTGTTCGGTGACGGCGACCGCGCTGACGGGGTCGAGGTACTTGACCTGGATGTTTGCGGCATGGACGCTCCCGGGGCCGATGATGCTCGCCGTGCCGTCCCAGAGTTTCTGCACGCGCAGCGTGCCGTTCTCGTCCGTGTGCAGCCACGCGCCGATGGCAAAGAGCACCTGCACGAGGCTGTCGCGCGCCGAGGCGATGGGCAGCCAGCCGTAGAGCTTGATGCCGCGGTAGGCGGTCTCGATGAGCACAGGGATGTCGCCGCAGATCTCCGCGACGACCTCGGCAACCGTCTGCCCGGTGTAGATGCCGCCGCGGTGCGGCCGGACGATCAGCAGCCCGACCGCAGAAAGCGCGGAGAGCGTGTAGAGCTTCGGCCCCACACGCGTGACGCTCTGCAGGTAGTAGACGCCGACGCGGCTGCCGGAGCGGAAATACTCGACCTTGTCGTTTTTCTTGAAATTCCGGATCGTGCCCGATTCGGACAAAACGGTGATGTCGAGCGTGTCCGCCTCGAGCGCGTCCGCGCGCAGCTCCTTATACTCGCCCAGCACGCCGGGGGTGTCGGTGCTGATGCGCTCGTCCTCGGCGAGGAGCTCGCCTTTGTATTTTACGGTGTTCAGACTCATCACTTTGCCCTCATGGTAACGCGGAAGCCCCTCCACCAATGTGTGCCGCTGTCGTCGAGCAGGACGGACACGGTGTCGACCGTTGGGTGCGCGGTGATGGTTTTCTCCGCGCCGGTCCGGGGCTCGAAGTAGCGGAAGAGGACTTCGTTTTTGAGGCACGCCGTCAGCAGCGCGGTGATGCGCTCGGTCGGCGCGTCGTTGGTGGTGCCGACGATCGTCGGCTTGATGGCGAGCAGATCGCGCTGCTCCTCGCCGGAGCACATGAGGCCGCCGTTTTCGCCCTCGCGGAACTCGTAGCTGACCTCATAGCCGTACTTGTGGAACAGGTCGGTGAAGTCCTGCCCGTCCACGATAAAGGGATATTTCGCCATCAGGTGCCCTCCTTTCCGGCCAGCGGCTTGCCGCGCCGGCGGCCCTCGGCCTGCATGAGCGGGTACTGCTTGCGCGCGAGTGTCTGTCCGTCCAGCTCGAGCGTGACGTCAATGGTCACGTTCTCGCGCCGTGCGGCGCTCTGTGCGGTCGCGGGAGACGGGGCTGGGGAAGATGCCACCAGAGCGCCGGACGCGCCTGAGCGCCCCACAGAGCGCCACAGCGCGGCCTCCTGCGCGTTGAGCACCGCCTCGTCCGCGTGGAGCTCGGCGAGATAGCCGTCGTAGGGCACGCGGTCGAGCCCCGCGGCGTGGGAGCCGGAAAGATGCTTGCGCAGCCTCGCCTCGGCGCGGTAGCGGGAGAGCTTCGAGGTGGACGAGCGCTCCACATTTTTCTCGTTTGCTTCCTCACGCGCTTCGCGGATCTTCGAGATCAGATCACTAATAGCAGTGATCGCAGCCGTTACGCCCTCAACAATGTCCGCCGTGAATCCGACGATACCAGCCGCAATGGGTGTCAGCAGCTCGCCCAACCGCGCCATCGCCGCGTTGAGCTTCTCCTGTGAGGCGTTCATGGTCATGATGTCCTGGTTGGCGTCCTTCCACGCCTGCCCGGTCTCCCGCAGGCCCTGATTGGCGAGCTGCACGAGCACAAGCTGCGCACGCTCGGATGTATCGGCGCAGGCTTCGAGCTGCCGGTTGAACTCGTCCTCATTGACGCCCGCCCAGTTGAGCACGTCCGCGAAGACGCCGGTGACCTTTCCGGCCTGCACGGTCTCATTGATGGCCTCGGAGAGACTGTCGATCGGGATCGAGTCTCCGTAGGTCGCCCACGCGCCGATGACCTCGTCAATAAGGACTTTGAGGTCTTCCTGCGCGAGGCCGAGGGCTTGCAGGTTCGCCGTCGCGGTCGCGGCGGTCTGCGTGTCCCCGAGTACGGCCTGCAGCTCTTGGTAGGCCTGCGCAGTCTCCTCGGCTGTGTAGCCGGCAGCCGCGCTGGAGACCTCAAGCGTGCCCATGATCTTGCGGTATTCCTCGGTCGATTCTACGATTTCAAAGATCGCATCTTTGACCGCCTTTGCGCCTGTGACGATGGCGCCGCCAACCAGCAGCCCCTTGAGGTTGCTGAGCGCTGAAGTTACGCCGCCAAGGTTAAAGCTGCCGTCCTCGTTGCGCAAGCCCTTGAGTGCGCCACCGATGCCGCCGAGGCCATCGTCGAGATCATCGGTTTTGCCTGCGGCATCCTTGACCGCCTTGCCGTAGCCGTCGATGCTTTTCGCGCAGCCGTCCGCGCTGTCCTCGGCCTCTTTAAGCAGTTTGTCGTTCTCGCTCAGCTCGTCGTTGAGCTTTGCGAGCGCGGTCTCCGCGCTGAGCAGCTGCCTGCGGTAGCTGTCCGCCTCGCCGAAGGCCGCCGTTGCCTCCTCGACCGCGCCCTGCAGGGAGACGATCTTGCCGACCTGCTGCTCAATAGACTGCTTGAGCAGGTCGTGCTTGGCGCGCAGCGCCTCGGAGCTATTCGCCTGCCCCTTGAACTGCGCGTCGACGAGCTTCATCTCCGCACCGAGGTTGCCCAGCTCGCGGTTGACCGCGGCCAGCTGCTTTTTGTATTCCTGCTCGCCATCGATGGCAAGCCGTGTGGTGATCTGGCGTACTGCCATCACGCACCCTCCTCTCTTTTCAGTTCGCGCCGCCGCTCCTCAAGCGTTTGCAGGTCCATGACCTGCCCGGGCGTGAGCAGCAGCCCCTCGCGGACGCTCAGGCGCAGGAACTGCGTCAGGAGCTGGAGCCAGAGCGCGCGCGTCACGGAGACCCCGTTTTTTTTTGAAGCTCCACAAGCCCGAGGTCAAGGTCGCCCGTCTCTTTCTCCTCGCGCCGGAAGCCGAGGACGATGGCGGCGAGGATGGCGTCCTTCGCCGCGGCGACCTCGCGCGGGGCGAGGTTGACGCGGAAAAACTGCTCGGTGAGGACGGGGCCGTGCGTCTGGCCCTGCCAGCGCCGATAGAGCTCGCCCTGCTCGGAGAGCTTGAATAGGTAATAGCACACCGCCTCAAAGCTCTTTTTGTCGCTGTCCTTGAGGGGGTCGGTGATAAAGCCCTTGGTGCCGAATTTATCGTAAAGATCGAACAGCGCCTGCCCGTTGAGGCAGAGATACAGGTGCTGCCCGCAGAGATCAACTTCGTGTAGTTTCATAGTTTGCCTCCGATTTCTAAAAAAGGCGCAGCGGGGGCGCTGCGCCTTCCTTGGTGGTCTCAGCCGCCGACCGCGGCCTTGACCTTGCCGTTCACCCACGCCTTTGCGGCGGCCTCGGTCGTGAGCTCGTCGCTCTCGATGCGGTAGTCGCCGGTGTTGCAGGCGTCCACCGAGAGCGTCAGCTTGGGGCTGTCGAGCACGATGGTCTTTTGCTTGGTGTTGTAGGTGCGCCCGTCGAGGCTCGCCTTGACCTTGGGGTAGAAGAAGCCCTTGTAATACTTCGAGCCGTCGGCCTTGATGTTGGTCGTGTAGAAGCCGAGGCAGCCGTAGGGCGCGGTGTCGTTGCTGGAGAAATGGATGTCCTTCGCGCCTTCGGTGCTGTCGATCTGCGCGCCGGTGACGGCCGAAGCGGTCTCGTTGGGCAGCTCCAGCACGCCGACGGCAAGCGAGCCGTCGACAAACTCGCGCAGGTAGATCTTGCGCACATCGTCCGCGCGCGATTCGACCTCGGAGAAGTTGAGCGTTTCGGCGACGCTCATGAGGTCGCCGAGTTTCATCGGCGTGCCGTAGTTGGGCAGCGCGTCCTCCGGCTCGGGGTTTGACGCCGCAAACGGCGCCCACTGGAGATTTTTCGCTCCGTACTGAGGCATAGTTGTGCCCTCCTTTACAGATTTTTGGATTCGAGGAATTTGTTGTAGACCATAAACTCCGCGGTCGTGGTCTCGTCGGCGCACTTCTCGTTTGCCTTACGAATAAAGCCGCGTGCCTGGATGCTATCCGTGCCGTACTCGTTGACGTAGGCAATCTCGGCGTTGCGCGTGGTCGTATTGCCGCGCCGGCGCGTGCCGGTTGGCGTCACATAGATGCCGCGCTCGCCGTTTTTTACCTTGACCTTGCCCTTTTTGATGCACTCCGCCGTGATGCCGGTCGAATAGTCGCGCCTCTGTCGGCTGTTGCGGTAGCCGCCGGGCTTGCCGAGCTTGCGCGCCTCGGCGCGCTGGGCCTCGACCACCACGTCAGCCCCGGCGTTGAGCATCGCGTCATGCACGTTGTCGGGCAGCTCCGCGACCTGCCGCATCGAGAGGACGAAGGTGTCCAGCCCGTCAAAACGGATCTCAGCCACTGCGCTCATCTCCCAGCCAGCGCCCGACCGCATCGAACTCAAAGACATAGTGCTGTCCTGTGTGGTCGGTCGCGTTTTCGATCATCGCGGGAGAAAAGTCCTCCCCGGCTGCGATCGCCGCCCAGAGTGCGCGGCGCGTTGGCACGGTGTTCGTCTTGAGCGGCGCGAAATAGTGCAGCTGCACGAGCGCGCGCTGCAGCTGCGCGGTGTCGTCGGCAAGCGCCTCGGGCTCGAGCGGGAAATTGAACGTGCAGTATTCTTCCGGCGGCGTCTCGCCCGCCTCTGTGACCAGCAGATCCGGCACGCACACCGGCACGATCGGCGTCACGACCGCGATGATTCGCTCATTCAGCGTCATACCTTGCCCTCCTGCGTGATGCGCTCGCACCAGAACTCCATGTACTTTCCCTCGTCGCCGTAGGTGTTGACGTAGAGGATGTTATAGTCGCGCCCGTCGTAGCGGATCAGGAGCCGCCGGTCAAGCAGCTCCGGGTTCGCGCGCGTAAGAAAGCGCACCTTTGCCTCGCCGAACTCGGCGTTTGCCCGGATCAGCTCCGTGCCGCTCGTCTGCGAGAACTGCGCCCAGGTCTCGCGCACGGGCTCCGGCTCGCCGGGTACGTCGTAGCCGTCGGCGTCCTTTTTCGTCGTCTTGCGCAAAAACTGGATGCGCTTGGAGAGTTTCCCTGCGTCAACGTGCATCACGCGCCTCCTTCCGCCGCCTCGCCCGTGCCCGATTCGGGCACGGGTTCGGTCAGCTTGAGCTGGTTGAGCATGAGCCGAACGACGCGGTTCTCGCTGGCGGCCTGGTCGATGGAGATGCCGCGCCGGTCGTACTGCTCAAGCGTCAGAGCCTTGACGCAGAGGAGATACATCGCAAAGCGCGGCGTCCCATCCTCCGGCTTGCTGCACACGCCGGAGAGAAGATAGCCCTCCGCCGCGTCAATATAGCCGGGGAGCTCCGCGTCGTCCGCGTCGACCTTGCAATAGGCGGCGATGTCCGCCAGATGCTCCGTCAGCATTTCTTACGAGCCGCTCTTGGGCAGCGTCGCCACGACAACGCCCTTGTCGACCACAAGGTTGCCGCCGACCATCACGTCGCCAAGGATGGTCAGCAGGCGCTCCTGCGCCTTGTAGCTCTCGTCCACGCGCACGGTGAAGTCGGAGAACAGGCCCAGCTCATAGTTGAGCGGGTTGCCGTAGATCATGGTCTGGATCGCGGCGCTCGTGCTCGCGGTCGCGGTGCTCAGGCTGGTGAGGTCCGGGCAGATGGTGTAGGGGATCACCACGCCGCCGTCGCGGATCACGCCGACGTTGGGGTTGGCCATGTCCGGCTCGATGGTGAACAGGCGGCGCTTTTCGTTCGTGCCGCGCAGCTGGCCGATGGCCTTGAGGTCTTCCTTGGTGAGCAGCAGGCGGGCGCTGCCGGCGACCTCGGTGTCCGCGCCGTAGGCAAAATAGAGGGTGTCGAGCAGGTTGACGTCCACCGCGCTCACGTCAACGCTGGCGAAGATGTTCGCGCCCGCCTTGTTCTTGGCGATCTTCATGCCGTAGAACACATGGCTGCTCTCACCGTCGCCGTTGACGATCAGCTCGGAGCACTTGCGGCGCATGGCGCGCATCGCCATGCCGTAGATCTTCGCGTAATAGTCCGCGGGGGTCAGGTTGCCGATGTTGCGGTCAACGAAGCTCGTCACGCTCATGTCGTAGGGCTTGATCTGCGCCACACCGAAGGTGGGGTCGGTGCTTGCCGTGCGGGCTTTGCCCGCGGTGCTGGCCACCGTGCCGACCTTGGCGTCGAGCTCAGAGATCACATAAGGCTCCTGATACTCGCCCAGGCCGGAGAGGTTGACCACGCTGACCTGGTCGATGATCGCGCTGAGGGGCGCGTCGCCGCCGCGGATGTCGCGGCCCACGCCGGTGGGCTCGGCAAGCGAGGTGGTCGCGAGCGTGATGGCCTTGCGGACCTCCGCCGCGCTGAACTTGACCTCGCCGCCCTTGCGCAGGATCTCCGCGCGCTCGAGAGCCTTGTCCCTGGCCTCGCCCGGAGTATCCTGCTTCTGCATGAACTGGCGGTCCTGCTCGTCGATGAGGGTCTTGACCTCGGTGATCTCGCTGTTGAGGTTCTCGATCTCGGTCATCTTGCTCCGATAGTCCTCGCGCTTGCCCTCCTTGAGCAGGCCCTCGGCCTCCGTGAGCATGCCGGCGCGCTTCGCCAGCAAATCGTTGTACTTTCTGCGCATTTTTTGCCTCCTTAAAATCTCATTTTTTCAAGCTCCAGTGCGGCCTCGTCCGCCCAGTGCTCTTCGTTATCAGCGCCCTCCGGCGCGTGGGTCTTCTTCATTTCGGCGCCGCCGTAGCGCTTCGCCTTCACCACGCCGGCCTCCGGCTGTGCGGGCACGGCCACGAGGCTCACCTCGTAGGCGTCCGCCGCGCCGTCGAGCTCGAAGTGGCAGAGCTGCCCGTCATACTCGCGGTTTGGCCAGTGCTCGCACAGCGTCTTGCGCTGGTCCGCGCCGCAGATCGAGCAGTTGACATGCTCCACCGCGCAGCCCACGCTGCACTCGCGCAGGATGCCGCCCTCGATGGCGGCAACGGTGTCCGCGGCGCCTGCCGTGCGCACCATGTAGCAGCTGAGAACCAGCCGCTCGACTTCGCCCTCGCTCACCACTTGCGCGTCGTACACGCGCGCGGTCTGCGTCTCCGCGCTCCAGCGGTGGTCACGCAGCACGGGCTTGCCGATGTAGAGCTTACCGAGCTGCTCGAGCGTCGCCTCGGTGAAGCGCTCGCCGTCGCGGTCGATCTGGTTGTCGCAGGCGGCCAGACGGAAGGCGAACACCTCGTCCGCGCTCAGCTCACGCAGCGCCTGTGCGTTGATGAGGGCAAGCTCCCGCTCGCCCACGGCGGCCTTTTCGATCCGTGCCGCCTTAAAGATCATATCCATGCGGTTTACTCCTCTCCGGCGGCCGCGCCGCCGTTTCTCTGCGCACTCAGCTCCGGCCACAGGTCAAGCGGCACATAGTTCAGGCTCGCGCGCCTGCGGTTGCCGCCCGGCACGTTCGGCAGATCCTCCAGCGCCGCGATGTCGTCGGGACTGAATACGCTCAGCTCGCTCATCGTGCGGTACCAGTTCGCGCGGCTTGCCGTGTCGCCCTTGAGTTCCGCCATCATGTTGATGCGCAGCTCCAGCCCCGCGGCCAGCTCGCTGTCGGTCAGCAGCTTGTAGCTCTGCTCCTCCTCATACTGGGTCACGATGGGGTGCAGCGTGCCGACGACATACTCAATCGCGTTCTGCTCATTGCTGCCGTAGGCCTGCTTGCCCTCGTTGAGCTTGTAGAGGGGGACGCCGAAGTAGCGCGCGATGTCCGTGATCGACAGCTGTTTGTTTTCCACAAACTGCGCGTCGCGGTTCGTCCCCGCGATGCTCGTGTACTTGAGACCGAGGTCGAGGATCGCCGTCCGGTGCGCCTTGCTCGGCCCCATGTGGACACGCTCCCACTCGTCGCGCAGCCGGTCCTTTTTGGTCACGAGCGAGCCGTCCGCCGCCTTGACCGGATTTCCCTTGGTGTCCAGCACATAGCCGCCGAGGTCGGTGTCGGTCTCCAGCACGCCGCCCGGCTGCCCGCCGTTGGCATAGTAGCTCAGCTCATACTCCTGCGCGGCCCGCGCCGCGGCGATCACCTCGCCGGCACGCGTCACCGTGCCGAGACCGAGCAGGCCGTTGCGCGTGGCGTTCTTGTAGTGGCACACGTCCTCGTTCGGCAATCGCATGACCTTGCCGGAGAAGGGATGCGTTACGTCGTACCACACGCGACCCGCCATGTCGTGCCAGCGCTGCACCAGATACCACGGCACCGGGATCAGCTCTACCGGCTTGCCCGTGCGCTCGTTGCGCACGATCCAGTCGTAGCCGTTGCCGCCCTCCAGGCGGCTCGTCTCCAGCACCTTCTTGCGAATGAACGGGGTCATGGCCTCGTTCGGCCGGATGTTCAGCAGCCGCAGCAGCTCGTGGTCCGTGCGCTCGCGCGTCCTCGTGTCGATCACATAATTCGGCAGCTTCGCGATGCTGTCGCTCAGCAGCTCAATGCAGCGGTCGACCGCGCTGAGCTTGCGCGCCGCGCTCTGCGGGTCTTCGCCGACGGCCAGACCGCCGGAAGCCGTCAGGCTGCCGACCGTTACGGACTTGCTCACGGTGGGCGAGCGTGCGGTTGCCGCGCGCAGGCCCTTGATGATGCTCATGCTTGACCATCACTCCCTTCGTCGTTTGCACTATCGTCAAAGCCGTCAACAACGGCCATTGCGATCAAAAGAATGCCGCCCACGATAAAGCCGGCCGGGATATAGATCATCCCCACGCCTACCGTGATGAGCAGCACGCCGAGCTTCAGCACGGCGTCTCGCAGTTTTTCCACAGCTTTTTCCTCCTCCCTCACAGCGTGAAGCCCGGACGCGCCACCGCCGCGGCGAGATCCGGTTTCTGGTTCCTGGCAACCATCCACACGGCCATCACGATGATGCTCGCGACCGCCGGGTCGATGCGCCCCGTTGATTTATTCTTGAGCGGCTTGATGTTGCCGTTTCCGTCCGCGTGGCAGCGGACGTTGCCGAAGGTCCAGCGGAAGCAGGTGTTGTGGACGTGCAGCAGCGTGTGGCGCTGCATCATGTCGTCCGTCTCCTTCATCGCCGGGCTCATGTTCTTGAGGTCCTGCGGGATCTCGATGATCGGCACGATCGGCGCGAGCCGCTGCGTGATGGTCCGGCTCAGATACGGGTCAAAGCCCACCATGCGCAGGTCGTAGCGCTCCCGCGCCTCGCGGATGCGCTCCTCCACCGCGCCGTAGTCGATGACCTCGCCGGGGCAGAGGTCGAGGAAGCCGGCACGCGCCCAGTCCCGATAAGGGACGTGGTCGCGCTTTCCCGCCTCGTCCACCGTCGCCTCGGGCCGCCAGATGCCATAGGGCAGCAGCACCGCCACATCCAGCCCGGGCTGGGGAGGGAAGAGCAGCACAAAGGCCGTCAGGTCGCGGCTCGTGGAGAGGTCCACGCCGCCGTAGCAGAGCTTTCCGTCCAGCTGCCGCAGCCACGCCTCGCGCTCGCGCTTTTTGCTCGGCCCCCATTGCGTCTTGTCGTAGAGGTTGAGCGAGATCCAGCCGACCGCCTTCGTCGTGATCCATTGGTTAAGCCGCAGCCATCGGAATACGCGCTCCTCGGCTTCGCTGCGCTTTGCGCTTGCCGCCTCCATGCGGATGTTGCGCAGGCTCAGATGCTTGCCGAGCGAGGGGTTGCAGAGATACCACAGGCTCTCGTCCCAGATGTCGATCTTTTCCAGGTCGTCCGGATCATCGCCGAACAGCGCCGTCAGGCCGTAGAGGATCGGCAGCCAGTTTTCCTCGTCACGGCCGAGCAGCTCGGCCTCGGCGTCCGCAAGGTCCTCGTCCCCGACATGCCGGAGGGAGAGGACCGAGCGAACGTCGCCGCCATCGCTCCGGATGCGCCGCAGCTGCCGCGCGTCGCGGATGCCCACAGCTTTCTCGTGGATTTCCCAGCCGATGGAGCTGCGGTCGGGGTCGTCGCCCGCGGTCGTCAACACGATCCATGCCGGCTGCCGTCGGCTCGCGCCCGCCGCGCCGGTCATGACGTCCCACAGCTCCCGGTTGGGCTGCGCGTGCAGCTCGTCGAAGATAACGCAGCTCGGCTTGTAGCCGTGCTTGCTGTATGCCTCGGCGGAGAGGACCTGCAGAATGCCGACCGTGATCCACTTGTACCCGCCGTTGCCGGTCTTCACGCGCTTGCGGTACTCGATGCGCTTGCGGCTCTCAATGGGCCGTAGCTCGCCCTGGGCGATCATCTTCGCCGTCCACGGCGCGCTCGTCGCCATGAAGATCGCGGCGTTGAAGACGATGGAGGCGTTCTCCTTGTCCGCCGCGCAGACATAGACTTCCGCGTTCAGCTCGCCGTCCGCAAAGAGGTGGTAGAGGGCCAGCGCCGCAGCCAGCTCGCTCTTGCCGTTCTTCTTCGGGATCTCGAGGTAGAGGTACCAGTACCGGCGCAGCCGCTCTGCGCTCTCATCCGTGCCCGATTCGGGCACGTCGGCGCACATCGTGCCGTAGAACTCCATCAACGCCTCGCGCTGCCAGTCGTAAAGGCAGAAGAGATTGCCCGTGTCGGTCGTCGGCAGGCGCTCAACGAAGTCGCACACGAACTGCCCCGCCTCGCGGTCAAAAACGTATGCCATGCTACAGGCTCCGCGCCAGCGCGTCCACCTGCCGCTGCCGCAGCCGCTCCGTGAACTCATCCGCCCCGCCATCCGGCGTAAAGGCCGCCGCGGGCAGATTGCTCGGCAGGACCAGCCGGCAGCGGCTCGAGACCGTCAAGCCCATGTCGTTCGCGCAGTTGCGCGCCTGCTTAAAGTAGCGCTCCTGCACGCGGCCCCAGCCGTCCGCCGCTTCTAAGTCGCGCGCGTGGCCCGGCGCCTGAGTCAAGGCCCGCTGCACCTCCGCCGTCGCGCTGATATACTCGTGGTGGGCGACCAGATAGCGCCCGAGGTTGTCCGCGTCGAGGTCGGTGTAGAGCCCCACGTCGATGAGCTGCTTGCCGATCGCGCGAAACTCGCGATGCAGCTCCTTGGGCAGCCACTTGGGCGGATTCGCCCGCTGCGGCGCCGGCACCACCACCTCACGGTCGCGCCGCGCGTCCTCCTCGGCGCGCGTCAGGTGCTTGCGCCCGTTCCTCACGACCAGATCGGTCGGTTGTCTTGCTCCTGCCATCTCCGCGCTCCTTTCTGCGCTGCCGCCGAATATATCGCGCCATGTCCCGCTTGAGATACGGGCTTTCCGTCGCGGCCATGATCCGCTCCGCTTCAGCAATCGTCATGCTTTCCCAGCGCGGCGACAATTTCCTTTTCGCGGTCGCTCAGCTCCCAAACATGCGCCGCAGCCTTCTCCGCCGCAGCCTTCTCCGCCGCCGCCTTTTCCGCCGCTGCCTTCTCCGCCGCCGCCTTCTCCGAAAGAAGAAACGCCGCGCCGTAGATGGCTTTTTTCTGTGCGCGCTGCTCGTCCAGCGCCCGTGTAAAGGCGGCGTCCTCCGCCCGCACACGCAGCGCCTGCCACTTGGCGGTCGGCGCAAAGCGGATCGGTGTCATCACGCAGTCCGGGTAGGTGTATCCGGGCAACTCCGCCGCACCCTCACAGGTGTTCTGCGTGTTCAGCTCATCCACCCTGCGCCACAGCTCCGGCACCGTTTCAATTTTCCAGTCTCCAAGGTTGGTCACAAAGCTTGTGCGCACATCCGCGCCGTTTTCATAGGTGATGCGGCAAGACATCGGCAAATAGTTGCATGTCCCGGCCGCGATGCTAAAAAGCGTCAGTGCCGGCGCAAAAAGGAAAAATTGGATGCCGCGCTCCGTGTAAAATCGGCAGATCTGCGAGAGGATAGAAAACGGCGGGTTGTCGATCACCACGCAGCCGTCCGAGTAGGGCTCGTGTTCATAGTCGCCTCCGGGGTAAAATGGCCGAACAACCGGCGCGCCCTGCAAGCCGTAGTGCGCCAAAGCCCAGTCGCGGATCGCCTCGTAGATGTTCTGCGGCGTGTAGCAGTCGTCGGTGGTGAGTTTCGGCTTGAATTTATCCACAAATTTCTCATAATCCTCGCCGCTTTCGCTCTCAACATCTCCCCAGAAGTGGTTTCCTTCTGCCGCTGGTTTCGCCCGCTCGTGGGCGCTGACATGGATCGTCTCGATCTCGTCCATCGTGAACCCGGTCAGCGAGGTGTCGAAAGAAAGGCTGCTTAGCTCCTCCATCTCAAACTTGAGCCGCGCTGCGTCCCACTCTCCCGTCTCGGAAAGTCGGTTGTCGGCGATGATGTAGGCGCGGCGCTGCGCCTCACTCAGCTCGCTCACCGTCACATACGGAACCTCGGTCATGCCTTCGGCCCGCGCCGCTTCGACGCGCCCATGTCCGGCGATCAGGTTCTTGTCCTTGTCGATCAGCACCGGCGAGACAAAGCCAAACTCGCGCAAGCTGCGCCGCAGCTGCTCGATCTGGTCCGGTCCGTGGATCTTCGCGTTGTTCTCGTAAGGGATCAGCTCGTCGATGCGTATTGTCGGCAGATCCTTAACCACCACGCGCACCGGCGTCTGCCCTGCTGCCTGCTTCTTTCCCATGCCTTGCCTCCTGTCGATATCTCCGATGCAGTCCCCGGCCCTCAACGCTGAGGGCACGGGGGACAGATCCGTGAAGGCTATGGCCGGCTTCAAGAGCCGGGGACCACACCGGACGCTTTAGTATCCGCCCCACCGGGCCTACGTCAATACACCACGCATCAAGCGCAGTCCTTCGGCCCAGGCAGGGCGGCGTTTTGCTTTTCTTTGCTTCTGCGCATTCCCCGCCCCTCGCGATTCGAGGGCCGCGGGGTAGGAGGAAATTCATGACCGCCCCGGTCAAAGAGCGGGGAACACGCAGAAACCTCCCGCTGCATTTTCGCAGCGTCTTTCCGTTTTTGCTGCGTTCCCGCAGCGCCTGTCCCACCGTCCGAAATTCTCCGTGGGGAAAAATTCTCTCACGAGGGAGGGCTGGCGGTTTCCAAGGGCAGCGCCCAAACTTTCTGACCCCGGGGAGGGGTCTGCAAGGAAGCCCCGCGCGACGCTCTCGCGACGCGCCCGAGCGCCCAAGCTTACTGCCGCGCCGCAGCGCCGCGGCGCTTTGATTTGCTGCGATTCTCGTGCATTTCTCGTGCTGTCTTGCGGCTATGGCAGCTGTGGCAGAGGCTCTCGAGGTTGTCTCGGTCGCAGAAGGTCTGCCAGTCGCCCTTGTGGTCGACGATGTGGTCCACGTCCGTCGCGCGGACCCGCCGCCCGTGCAGGGCGCACTCGCGGCAGAACGGCTCGCGCAGGAGCTGCGCCGGCCGCAGGTCGAGCTTCCACTCGTCGGTCTGGTACATCCAGCGCCAGGACTGCGCTTCCTCACTGCGCCGGTCACCGCGCGGCCGATGGGCGTCGCAGTATCCATCGCTCACCAGCACGCAGCAGCCGGGATGCCGGCAGGGCCGGAGCGGCTTTAAGGCCATCGGGCTATCACCTCCGGGCAAAACAAAAAGCCTGCACCGACACAAACCGCATACAGCGGATCATGTGGCGCAGGCGCTAAGGCACAGGCACTCGTCGATATTCACGATGGACTCCATCCGGCAGCACTTGCAGTAGACCGGCAAATCTTTTGCTCTGGTTCCGGGATCGAGCCGAAGGACTTTGCCGCGCCCGCATCTCGGGCACATCAGCCATCCATCCTTTGTGACCAGTTTACCATCATTTCGTTTTGATTGCAACACTTTTTGCCTCCTTTTTGCCTCTTGTCTACAAATAAAGCATAGCGTACGAGTAGAAACGTTCTATAGAAGTATTATCTTAGATTCATTAGTCTAAAATAAAAGTCCTTGCGTTTTCCGGCGGTTTGGCGATCCAGTCCGCGTACTCGATGCGCCAGCTCGCCATGCCGTTCACCTCGCGCGCCAGCGGCCGCGAGCGCTCACTCCAGAAGGTCTCACGCGGCATCGCGGGCGCTCGCGTCTGCACGCGCACCGTGCGCGGAGGAATCAGCTGCCGCATCCCGCGCGCCACGCCCCACGGATGCTTCCCGAGCGGGATCATCTCGTCCGGCTTGCAGAAGTACCGCGCAAGCCGCCGGTAGCCGCCGTCGCGGCTGAGCACGGGATACTCCTTATAGCCCGGATTGACGAAGCCGTAGCCCCACAGGAATTGAACCACCGCAAACGGCAGATCGTCCTCGCTCGCCACAAAGTGGATATGCCAGCGCTTCTTGCTGTGCCCCGCCTCCACCGCATAGACATAGCGCCGGATGCTCGGGTCGAAGCGCCGCACGCGCTTGCAGAACGCAGCAAAGCACCGCTTGACGTCCTCGAAAGACGCCGGCAGGTGCGCATCGTCGAAGGTCAGAACATAGTGGACGCCCAGGTAGCCGAAGAGGGCGAGGTAGAGCTCCAGCTTCTCCGCGCTGGAGCTCCACATGGAGGGCAGCGCAGGCGAGCCGCGGCACTGCTGCTCGCCCGCCCATGAGACGAGGCGGAAGCGGTCGGTGGTGTAAGTCTTCGTCAGCGGCCCGCTCCGCTGCGTGACCACGCACAGCTCACTCATACACGCTCCCGACCATTCCGGCGACCGCGCCGGTCATGTCGCCCGCAATAATGAGCTGCCTGTGCAGATCGAAGAGCACTCGGGCAAATTCCTTGCACAGGTCGTAATACAGCACCTCGTGCGAGGTGCTGCCATCGCACAAGTTCGCGGCCTTGACCGCAACATTTCGGTCGCAGCCGACGCTCATCAGCAGCTTGATCATCCGTTTTCTTGTCATTTCATCCCTCCGTTTGCTTCTGGCGTCCGCGCTTCTTCGGCAGCGGCTCGCCGGCCTCGCGCAGGATCTCCTCAATGCGCTCCTTCGGGAGCGTATTTTTATTTTAAATATTTCTTCAATATGTTATACTTACTCTAAGGAAATAATTTATGGAAAATCAAACAAAAGTTAATTTATGGACTGAAGAATTATTAAATAAATGTAAAAATAACGGTTTAGTTAATTTTAATTTTCAAAATGATGTTAATCTTCGTATGACTAATTATCAATACGATGAGATTTTTTCTTTACTTATGAATGGTTTTCCACTTAAAATAAATGAATTAGATTTGACTAATAAAACATTAGCCCAAGCTCTTGATGACGCTACTAATGAAGATAAACAAAATAAAAAAAATCATATTTATACTGCTGATGATAAAAATATTCAAAGAGAGAAATTAAAATATTTATTAACAAAAGATAATTTAATATTA